GAGGAGAAAGTTGCCAATGTATCTCAGGATACTTGTTTTAGACATAAGGGGGATTCATCACCGACCAGTGCTGTTATAGACCATCCGTGTCTTCTTCATCGTCTCTTACATAACAAGGAACTCTATCAGGATCCAACCATTTAGCATACTCAATGTCTTCCATAGCGGTAGAACATTGAAGAACGTTATCAAAAAGATAGATATCGTTCCAGCGTTTGGTATAGTAGTTTTGCTTTTGCATACGATAATCGGGTTTGCCGTTTATCTCAAGAATACCTGTCTCAACAAAGCGGTATCCTTCACGTTCCAGGAGAACCTTGCTCATGCTTCAACTACTTCAAGATCACTGGCGACATACTCCATAAGCATTTCGTAGTCGTCAAGGGGGTCTCCCGAAAACACGACACCTTCATTTTCATAAAAGCGACGGACCTTTTTATAAAGTTTCGGACTCTTTACATCAAGGTAGAATTCCCCGTTAGCAGCAGAGCGAAGAGTGCTAACATCCTTTTTGAATTTTTGAATCAGAGACATTGTTTTGAATTGTTGCCTTAGTATTATAAGGTTTGTTGAGTGTTTAGTCAAGTGTGCCAGTGAAGAAACTGGCGATCGGAGTGACAGGGATCGAACCTGCGACTTTCTCATCCCAAATGAGACGCGCTACCTCTGCGCTACACTCCGAAGTACCGTTATTTATTTCGGTGTATAAGCATTATACCCATAATGGGAGCGATTGTCAAGCCCGCTCCGCAAAGTCCTAACCAGATCGGGCTTGCTGCAAGTGTTTCCACAATATGAAAAATCATCTTCCTCTCCAATTCTTATATTCATAGTAGAAGTATTGATCTACTTCATTTAAACCTGATAGAGGGGCATCTACACCCCACTCAGACCATTCTATACAAAACTGTTTAATATCGTGGTTATGGGATACACTATGTCCGTGCATCCTCACAAAAGAGGACATAGCAAACTGATACTTTTTATTGTGGATAGGCATTGTGAAGTCCCCAATTTATAAAAATTGAAATGACACTAAAAATACAAATTGCTTTGAAAATTGTGTTACTCATCTTCTTCGTCCTCATAAGTAGATGGTTCTTCAAATAATTCTTCTATCTTCTGTTGTAAAACTATTCTTTGCAATTCTTGTAAATCTTTTTCTGTTAAAGATACCATTAGTTTAATGTAATTTTAAGAAAAGGAAGTAGTGGTGGAATCACACCTACAAGTCTCAAAAGTCCCTCAGCAAATAAAGCAAGAACCACCCAACCGACGCACATACTAATGATAGAAGCATTACGGTTGTGTCTTCTGATAGCAGCATCAATCATCTCCTGCACTTCTGTGCGAGTTACATAATCATCATCAAAAGGTTCCATCATTTCTCATCTCCAAGAAACTTTGCAAGGGGATCTTTTCGGGTTTTGGTTATTTCAACTGCTCTCTTATAGAACATATTATCGGTGTTCCCAGAGGCTTCAAAAGTCTCCTTGATCTTCACCCAATTCTCGTAGGTGCGCTGATCCATAGGGTTAAAGTTGAATACTACTAGTTATGCTAGTGAGTATTTCCACCCTGTCAAGTTTGTGTTGATACAAAAATATAGATTAAAAAAATCTAAAATTTTGTAATATTTGTAACGGAGAGAACAGGAATCGAACCTGCGAAGCTTTTAAACCCAGCCGCTTTCAAGGCGGTGTCCTCGACCAACCGGACTCTCTCCAAAATAAGTCCTCAACGGACTTCAAAATCTAAACGCCTTACTTTACGTTGGCGTCTTGCTTCCTGAAAAGCAAGGTCTTCGTTTGAGAGAACACCAGATTTTGATTTGTTATGATAAGAGTTTAGCATAACAACCTTAGATAAGTCAAGTGCCGAAATCTTATCTCCACGAATAGTTGCCATATTTGGACAACCACAGCAAACAGTTTTAGTAGGATGCCCCTCTAACTCTTTGCCACAGGAGCGGCATCTGATTCTTAAATTTTCCATTGTATTATAAGATAATTATTTTTCAGTAAATGAGCGAAGCATCCAAATAAATTTACCATGTGCTTCATTTAAATCATCAAGAAGATTAATAGTACCTCTTGACTTTTGGTTTTCTGCTTCTACTGCGGCAGAAGAAAGCATTTCAACAATCTTTTTATGATCTTCAAGAAGATCACTAATCATTTCCATTTCAGAAATATTAGATTTTGCTTCCGAAACTCCAGATACTTCTACAACTCTAGATAAAGAACTAATTGGCTTAATACGAAGAAATCGCATATGCTCAGAAATTCTATCAACCTCTTCTTGAATAGCAGTATACTGCCCACCAAACAAATCGTGAATCTGCTTAAAATCAGGTCCTACAACATGCCAATGGTAAACCCAAGTCTTTTGAAACAGAAGAAAAAGACTTGCTTGGGTATCAGAGAGTGATTTATAAAGTTTTTCCATTATACTTCTGTTTTTTTGAAGTATTTATAAGTGGGCAATATCGGATTCGAACCAATGACCGTCTGCGTGTAAAGCAGCTGCGCTACCGCTGCGCCAATCGCCCAATAAAGTCAATATTGACTCATCATATATTCTACCGTATTTGCTACGTCATTCATAGCATCTCGTAGATTTTCTCTTTGACCCGATTCTTGTTTAATGATTGGGCGATGATCTTCAGTTAGGGTCCAACGCCACTGATTCATTTCATTACAATACCAAAGATTAATTTTCATTCTTGAAATATTCCAGTTTTACCCAATTAAGAAGTGCATAAACTTCTGTGATTTCTGACTTATAGTTTAGGTAGTCAGTATCATCAAACATTTTTTCCCTTTCAAAGAATTCGATTTCACTTGAAAGAAAATTAACATAATGATTAAAGACAGTTATAGTAACTTCTCTATCGCGTTGGGAAATAAGAGACATAAAACTCCTAACTCGTTATCTATAATACATTAAAAAGGGGGGTTTTGTCAACCCCCATATGTATATCAGTTACCGATTCTGTTCACAGCAATACGTGCTTTATTGAGAATACTGCCCGAAAGGGGAACATAACCCAAATCATCAGCAATCATTTGTGCATTAGAACTCAGTGCATAATTCAAAGCAGCACGAATATCATTTGTCTTGGCACCATTTCCAGTCTTATATGCAAGGATCCAAGTCAGAGTAGAAATAGGATATGCATTAGTACCAGATGGGTTAGGATTTTCTCCTGCAAGATTAGCATCCAGAGTAATACCATTCAGAGCGGCCGCACCAGTCACAGCAGAAGGTCCGACAAACTTACCTGCTTTGTTTTGAAGAACTGCTGCTTGAAGTTTGTTAGGGCGAACAAAACCAGTATTCACATAACCAATCGCACCAGGAGTGTTTTTGATAGTTCCAGAAACACCTTCGTTTCCTTTTGCACCTACACCAACAGGCCACTTAATTGCCTTACCCACACCAGGTTTCCAACCACCAAAAGCATCCAAAGAGTTAGTGAAGGCAAAGGTAGTACCAGAACCATCAGAACGATGAACAACATTCATAGGTCCAGCAGCGCAACCAACTTGATTCCAATCTTTAATGCGACCAGAGAAAATATCAACAGTTTGCTTTTGAGTCAGTTTCAGTTTGCAACCTGATTTATTATAGGCAATGGCAATCGTTCCACCTACCATAGGAATTTGAACGACACCACGCTTCACTTGCTTTGCTTCCGATGCTTTGATGGGTTCATCACTTGCTCCGAAGTCAACTGTGCCCGCAATGAATTGACGAACACCAGCACCAGAACCAACGGACTGATAATTAACCCTACTCCCAGAAGTTCGTGCATAATCTTGGAACCATCGTTGATAAATTGGTGCAGGGAAGGTAGCACCAGCACCATTCAAAGCAGGTCCAGCAACTGCAGCAACAGGAGCAGCGATCAGACCAACAGCAATAAAGTTTTTGAGTTTCATAAAAAGTGAATAACTACAAGATAATTCTAGTGGAAAGAAAAAAGAAAGTCCACTAAGATTTGGTTAAGATTTTGTTTTCATAAAAAAGCACCCCAGAAGGAGTGCCTTCACTCATATTATGAGTTGTTTATCAGAAACGGAAAGTCGTTTGAATCACACCACCATAGTTAGAAGAAGTGTCTGCAAGTGCTTGATTGTTGGACACATAGAATACTGCGGGAGTAACAGTAATATTATCGCTTACACGATACTTATAGAACAGTTCCCACATTGTTGCATCCTTTTCAAGACCTTCTGCATTTCCAGGTTGACCGATAGCGAAACCAGCGGAATTACCCTTGGCAAATACATCAGACCATTGGAGACCTGCATACCAAGTCTGGGAGTCAGTAGCACCAGTAGGAGTTGCTGCACCCTCAGCATTCAGACTTACAGTGTTCCAACCATAACCACCACTCACAGAAGGAATGATACCAGACTTGGAAGGTTGCCAGTAAGCACTCAGAGCATAACCATTAGAGGTTTGTCCAGGAGCAAGAGAACCAGAACTACCCAGAACACCATTGAAGGTGCGGACACGAGTGCCTTCAGTACCATAACGGTAACCAAAAGCAACACCGTAGTTAGGAGCACGGTAACCAATCTGAGCAAGAGTATTCAGAGCACCTTTTTCGTTGAATTCACCTTTGGTCGAATCAGCACCACTCTGGGCAACATAGTTCAGACCAGCAACGAAACCTTTCTTACCTTGTGACCACTGAGCACCGAAACCAGCACCAGTTGCCTTGTTATATACACCAGGAGCACCAGCAAGTTGGAAGAAGTCCAGAACATCAGACTTGTATGCACTAGGAATCCAAGTCATTTCAGTGTTACGAACCAGAGCACCAGCAGTCAGAGTCACACCTTTGGCAAGTGCAGGGAAACTGTAGTAGAGGCGGTCAATCTTGACTGCATCAGAAGTGCCTTCTGCTTTGTCCAGTTTAAAGAGTGAAGAACTGGAACCAAAAGGTTGACTGGAGAAGTTACCAGAACGCAGACGGGTACGCAGAAGATCTTTACCAGTGAACGAAGTATCCAGGTTAATACGAAGATCGTAGTTGAATGCGGTGTTACCAACATTTGTGCTCGCAGTTTTACCAGGAGTCCAAGCATTATTTACACCACCAAGAATGAAAGATGCTTCACCTTTCAGTTTGGTTGTAGTAGAGAATTGTGTTGCTTCGAGAGCACCAACTTTGGTTTCCAGACTTGCAACCTTACCACGAATGACTTGAAGTTCATCAGAGAATTCATTAGCAAGACGCTTGAGTTCATCAGTAACTTCAGTTACACGATCAAGACAGGCATTCAGAAGTGCTGCTGCTTCATAACGGGTCATTGCCTTACCACCAGCAAAAGTGCCGTTAGGATAACCAGCAACGCAACCATAACGCTCTACGAGGTTGCTAAGTGCCTGATATGCCCAATCAGTGGGTTGCACATCAGAAAGTTGGGTGACACTTGTAACCTGCTCAGATGTGGCATATTGGTTGACTGCTGCCATATTGAGGTCTGCAGCATTTGCAGCAACAGGTGCAACCATTCCCAGAGCAACAGGTGCAAGCATCAGTTGTTTGAGTTTCATAAAAGTTTGTTTTTTAGTACTAAAGGACATACTGAGTTTCCGTGCAAATAGTTGCGGCACGGGTAAATCAGGAGTTCATCTTAACATTTTCTTTGGGATCAGTCAAGCTTTTGGTTTTTATAAGCGGAGTATCGGATTCGAACCGACGACATCTAACTTGGAAGGATAGCGTTCTACCACTGAACTAACTCCGCAATGTGAGAGTGGAAGGTTTTGCATCCTTCTACTGTATCCCTTGTCGGGGTGCCTTACTTTTGGCTTCACTCTCAGCACACTTCCTTCACACAAAAGAAAGTATAAGACATAATGAGTATTATGTCAAGAGCCCCCAGACGGAATTGAACCGTCCTCTCCGCTTTACAAGAGCGGTACATCGCCACTTAATGCTTTAGAGGCTAGAATGGTGTATTTGATGGCAGTTAGCGCAAAGAACTTCACACTTTTCTGCTTCTTTTTTTATATTTTCTAGAGAAAATCCACCACGAAACATATCTGCTATGTTATGTTCTTTTTCGTCTTGATGATGAAATTGAAGAGCACGATGGTCATCAAATCCACAACGATTACATTTAAGAGTTTTTTTCCAAGTAACATATTGTTCCTTGATATTTTTTACTCTTTTCTTAACAACTTTTCTCTGGCAAACCTTACACTCTCCACGAATATATTTTTTACCATCTATAATACCAGCAGAATGGTATTCTATTAATGGTTTTTCTATACCACATTTAGAGCAGGTTTTCATAGTATGTTTTTTTATTTTGTAACTATTTATGATAGTTACAAACTCCCATCGTAGGTACTGCCCCTACCAATCTCCGATTAACAGTCGGGCCCGTTCGCTTGCTCGGTCGATGGGAATGATGGAGTAAGCGTGATATACCTCATAAGGATATAACAGAGGCTTACCCTCTATCTTGCTACGGCATTCTGGTTTATCTTTCCAGCGCAAGTAGCAACGGGCTAGGTAGGATTCGAACCTACGACTCACGCTTTAGAAGAGCGTTACTCTATTCCACTGAGTTACTAGCCCAAGAGACCTCCTGGTTTGTGCATCGTTGAGAGGCATAGGAGGGGCAGGTCTTACACGGAGTTTGGACCCCCGCTGCCTATGAGAGTATTATAGAACACCCAGAAAATTCTGTCAACCCTCACCGAAGATAAACATTGAATGAAATAGAAATTCTATTTGAAGAACTTTCATTTGCTTCAACATAATGCCATAAGTGTCCTGGCATTAAATACAATCTTCCTTCTTTTGGTTCAAGATTAACTTCTAATAAATCAGATCTACCATCATAAAGATTGCAATACTGTGATCCATCATTTCTCAAAATTACAAAGTTACCAGAGTTTTCTGGCACAGAAACATAATAAATTCCAATCAGATCTGCACGTCCGTGAGAGTGTATTACATTATAATTATAAGACTTATTAATGTTTACCCAAAAAGAAAGTTCACTTATATATGAATTTAAATTTTTAGATTCAAGAGTATTAACTGAAAAACTTTCGGCAATATCAATAATATTTGTCAGTTGCCTGTACTCTACAAACTCATTCTTATTGTTTGTAGTAAAACTTGGAGAATGGTATCCATTACGATTTGAAGTATCTATACATTCAAAATCTTCTCTGATTTGATAACACTCGTTTTTAATAGATTCTAGATCAACACTCGGAGTACAAGAACGAATAAAACTAGGAAAAATTTCGGCGTCAAAAATACTATGGTAATTTTTCATCACTAATACATTAAGAAAGGGGAGATCATCCAACCTCCCCTTATATATCAAACTTCTACCGTGATCAGTCGGTTAGCATAATCATGTGCATACGAAGTGCGGGCACCATGATGCCCCCAACCAATCCAACTATACGCATAGTCCATGTAACGATTGATAGACTTACCAGGAGTTTTCATTCGGTCTTCAATACGTTGCCATTGAACCTCAGTCGTTAGATAACGAAGTTGCGTGTGAAGTTCTGATGGCGAACCACCATACTTCTTAGCAAAATCACCCAATCCATAATAACGATTGGCAGATGTCCATTGAATCAGTCCGTAACCACGTCCGCAGTTACTCCAACTGGTTCTGCTACCACCTTCGCAAATGTTAGGAATAAAAGTTGATTCCTGACGAATATTGCCCATGATGGTAGCAAGGGCGTTTCTGTCTTTAATGCCACGATCCTGGAAGTATGCCAGGGCAACATTTTCATGTTCATTACACCCTTTACAAATTAGCCTTTTTTCTTTTGGCTTTTCGGGAGCAACCTCGCGGATTGCTGTCTTCTTTTCATCTACAAGATTCATTTTAGATACCTCTTCCAATGGAGGAGGAGGACCTTGCATCTTATAGTTGACGAATGGCAGTGTTGCCGTACTGGTTGTAACCGTTGCCAAGAGAGGCAGGGCTACTGTAAAGATAGATTGCATTAAAATTGATTGAACTCTACATCCGTATAGAAAGGGGGTACACCCTTTTCTCAAAGGGCACTTTCCACGGCTCTAATTTCACATCAAGGACTCATGATGTAATCCCTGCAAAGGGATTCCCCATATTAAGTTTTTATTTAGGATTTGTCAAGAGGTTCGGTTTCTAAAAAAAGTTACCATAAATACTTGCAGTGTTCATTCACAATAAGAAAATGAAAAGATTAGCTTTTATCTTTTCGTTATTCTTAGTTACTCCTGTAAGTGCATCTGAAATCACATCAAAAATTACTGATTCCGTTCAATTATCAGTTCAGGGTGCTGCGGTACAAACAACAAGAATCGGTGCTTCATATTCAGCATCGGGTACAAATATTCAATCCACATCCTTTGGGGGTGTAGGTGGTGCTGGAACTTATGATATCAATACAGCAGGTCAGGCATTTACTTTCTCAGAAAGTTTCAATGCTGCTGATACCCCTGTCACCACTCAGTCGGTTAGTGCTGGAGCAATTGCTGCTCCCAACCTTTATGGGGATAGTGTTACTCAGTTAGCAGGAGACAAAGGTTCTCTCGCTGGTACATTATCACCTACTGGTGTTCCTACTGTAACTGCTGGTGGTCCTGGTACTACTGCAACAGGTCAAAGAACAGTTGAATTAAGCGTATTCAAATGAGACACTTAACTCCCGCTCTGCTTTTAGCAGCGGGAGTCATTTGTACTCCTGCTTATGCTGAAAGTGTTGTGCCTAATTTTACTAGAGGTACGATTACGGCAACCACAGAATCAACAACTAAAATCATAGAAACGATTCGTCAAGTTGAATATACAACTGGCACATCATACACTGTGACTGGAACTAATATTAACATTCCTGGGCGTCCAACTCAGGATTCAAATTATAGTATCATGACACAGGGTGCTCCATTCCAGTTCAGTGAAACCTATCTCGGACCTGGAGTGGCAAAAGAAACATGGATAGATCGCACCACAGAAACTCAATCCACAACAAACTCGGTATCTGTCTTTACGCAGTAATAGCAAATGCCGTACTTTGTGGATCCGTTGCAGCTCAAACTGCTCCGTCAAACACTAACATCGCTGGTCCTAGCGCCTCTGCTACTGGTAATGTTACAAACCAAGCTGTACAAGTACTACAAGGTCCTTATGCCGTCAACACCTACGGTGGTGGAGTCAGCTGTCAAGGTCCAACGATGAGTTTATCTCCATTTGTAATGGGCAACTTAAATGGAAGTGCAGATCCAGAAGCATTCCAGTCTCATACTGGTAATGCTGGATTCTCAATGGGATTCAACTTCCCTCTTGATGGAAGTCTTACAGAGATCTGTAAATCAAGAGCAAGAGTTGAAATTTCAAGACAACAAGCAGAAGCAGATAAAGCAAGACTTGATTTTGAGTTAGTTAGATTATTAAAGTGTGGCGAAGCATATAAAGCAGGCATATCATTTCATCCAGATAGTCCATACTATAAAATCTGTGCTGATGTTGTTGTGAAGTACCCACGAATACAGGATGTAGTCAATGCCAATAAACCAAATTGAGTCTAACTCCACGCCCATAATCGGAAATAATTCGATTAACGTATCAAATATTGGCATTAAAGGTCCAAGTGTTATACCTACAATCAATCCACCTGTTACAAAAGAAGTGGAGGTTCCTGTTGTTCGTGGTCTAGCACTTCCTGTTTTTGATATGCCTGATACTAGGATCAAGTATCCAGTAATTAATGTTCCTACTCAAGCAGAATTTGATGCTGCTGTTAAAGCAGAAAGAGAAAAACAAGCACAAGCGCAACAAGACAAACCTAGAGGTCTTCCAGACACTACTCCCCCACCCAAACTTCCTCAGGTTGTTCAAACCCCCCCTACTCAAACTCCTACACCTACTCCAGTTGTAGAAGTTCCAGCAGATAAACCTCAACCTACCTTTACTGTCGGTGGAATCGATATTAATTTACCTGACCCTTCTCTTGTTGCTACGGCTGGTGCTGTCGCAGTAGTTACAACTGCTGCTACTATTGCATCAACAACCGTTCTTAATGCATTAAAAAATGCTGCTGAACCGTTGATTAAGGAAGCAACAAAGAACAAATTTAAAATCAAAATCAAACAAGTTAAACCTGTCCTACATTATGTAATGGCGGACTCAGGACACATTGATATTTTTGAATACTCTGCTGATGGAACAAGACTTGTAGAACAAGTTGATAATGTAGAGCAGTATATCAGAGACCAGGTTGAAATCAATGCTCTCTATGAAATTGACAATAAGATTATCATTGATGATGTTATAAAAGACAAGTTCACAAAAGAAGGCAAAGAAAGATTTAAACCTCTCTTTGCCCCTGCTAAGAAAATTGCCAAAAAGTTATCTGCACGTTTATCGTTCTAGTCCCAATCAAATCTTGATATTACCCAAGTAACTACAATTACTGGAAGTTGAACTATAAGATTATAAAGAATGTCGAGGAAGATATTATCTTTCTCGACTTTTTTTCTTTTAAGTTCTTCTTCAGATAGTTCCTTTGTTTCCATTGCGTTTTGCCTCCAATAAAGCAAAATCTTTTTTCTTTGTTCCACCATCATATTCCCAAGCGTATCCCTCATCAATCATCTGCTGATTAACGGATTTCTTTTTATTGACTGCGGATACTTCCTTATCACCAATAAACAAATGTCCCAGAATTCTACCATACTTTTCAGTAGAATCTGGGAGTTCTGTTTTAACAATAACGTCAGTTTGACCTTCTAACTTTTTCTTGAGCCATTCTTTAACTTCAAGACCAAGTGCCTTTTCTTTCGTATCAGTTGTTCTGCTCTCTGGGGTATCGACACCAGCAAGACGAATTCTCTTAGTGAGAGAGATATCAAACCCCAGATCAATAGCAGCATCAATAGTGTCACCATCTACGACTTTAAGGACAGATTTGATTCTGTAAATATATGGGTCTTTATCCATTAGAATGGCAACTTAAACTTCTCACTATTTAGTTTTGGAATGGGTAATTTTTCAAATGCTTTGTTAACTTGATTCTCAACAACTTTACCAACAAACTGTTCTGGGTTATTGAGAATTGCTTCTGCTTTTTTATAAGTTATATAAGCACCATAACAAAGTGCTCCACTAATGAGAAGGCTTGTCGTTGATAGTATGAGTGCTAGGTTTTTCATCTTTCATTTCCTCGTGCGCTAATTTTAGTATGTAGTAAATTACATATGCAGTAAAGATAAGACCGCATCCCAATATTGTAACAACTCCCCATGGAAAATCCATCAATATTTACCTTCTGTACAATACTCTACTTTTTTGTTTGGATAATAAGGATACTTACCTTCTTGTGGTTTCATCCATCCACAACCAATCAACCAATCCATCGTCATTGGTGTAGGACGAATTTGATCCCACAAAGGACCCTTAGCGCACATCTCTAACTTTTCAGCAGTCACATTTGATTGTTCTTCTGCCCAGTTAGCATCTGCTTCCCAAGGAACAGCACGACTCTGCATCATAGATTCATAAGTTAAACGAGTCTGCTTCATTACCCAAGCAGGAATTTCAGAGTCCTGATGCACCTGAGCCATAAAAGATGTTTGCAATCCACCACCCATACAATCTTGAACAACATGCCACCCCTCGTGCCTCATCGTTCCAAGAAACTCTCTTGGATCTTTAAGAAGTTGTTCATTCACAAAGAAACGATTGTAGTTTGGTTTATATAATCCCACTGTTCTTGGTGTAAAGTATCTTTCAGGTGCAACATATACAGGAACATTTACACTATCAAGAGAAGCAATGATTCTTTTTATTTCTTCTCTGAAAGGATCAAAGTCTGGATTTTTTAATAGTTCAGAATCTACTGTAAGTTTTTCTACGCCTTCAGTACATTCTAGAAGTATCATACAACCCATTGCAGCAGCACTGTATGGTTTTACTGTCGGTTGTGTTGGTTCTAAAGAATTAGCAATTGCGGGAAATGCTAAAGTTAATGATAATCCGATTGCTGTGATGATTTTCTTCATTCATCCCACCATCCTTCTTGTTTATGTATCCAGACTTTCAAATCCTTTACATACTTTCTCAATATCTGGGCCTGTTCTTCATGCCAAAAATCACCCGTCTCCATGTGAAGACGGGTGTGATTATCTATTGCTTTGAGTATTTGATGGATGGGAGCATTCCAACACTCCCTCTTTGGAGTGTTCCACTCTCTTGGCACGGTATTACAAGCGAATGAACTTCATTGTATCTAAAATAATCCAACTGACAACTACCAGGACTAATCTCAGAATACCCAACGATCATAAAAGCAATGAATTCCATTATTTTTTCTTGCCACCATTCTTTGCTTTTTTGGCGGTTGCATTACCTTGATTTTGCTTGGATTGCTTACCGCCAGCAGAACCTTTCTTACCTTTGTTTGCGGACTTTGCCATTATGCTCCACCTGTGCGAGGTTGTACTTGACCTTCCAATACTTCAACTCTTTCTTCAAGGGTTGGTTCAGCAGCAACAACTTCTGGTGCTGGTGGTGTAGGAGGAGTTTCTACAACTTCCTCCCTTTTTGGTTCTTCATTCTTTTTATCATCATCATCGCCACCCTTCTTCATTGTGTTAATACCAAAGGTTGCAGCAGAGGCAGTGAATACGGTTGCAATAAAGGTAGGATCCATTTTAGCGAGAGCACCAGCATAACTTGCTGTCAGTAGTGCGGCAGACCAACCCAAAATCGCAATACGAATAATCTGACTCATACATTTTTCCCTTTTGTTTTCCATCAGTTCCTGCGATGATGTCTTTGTTATTTAGGATTTTAGAACTTAAATTTAAGTTTTGCAGAAACTGCTGTATTAGAAACGCCATCATTGATTTGATGAATTCCTTCAATAACAACCATCTCTTTATAATCAACAGAAGCAGATGCCTCAATCATTCCACTAGTCTCATAAGAACCACCAACAGTTACTCCAAATAAATCCTTTTTCTTTCCACCAAAACGGTGCGAAATATTTAGACCAACCTCACCGGAATGTGAAGTTTTGTTTATAGCATCAACATTTCTTTTTGATATAACGGCACCATTTTCAACAAATCCATCTCTTTGATAGTTACTAACAGTGTAACCAACAAATGGTCTTACATTCTTATTGAGGTGCCAGAATAGTCTGTTATTTACAAACCATTCTTTCCCTTGTGTTGAACTTTCATTTCCAAAGATACCTTGAACTGTTCTCTTAACATTATATTTGTTCTGGGTAAAACCAGCATTTGTTAAGAGTGAGAATGTATTACCACGGAACATATTAAATATTCCATAATGATTTTTAAGAAGTTTAGAAGTGCTATCGACACCATCCAGATTAATATTCATATTATTATATTGCCCACCAATCGTCCAAGTTGGTTTAATGTCAATCTCCAATCCACCACCATTAATTAAGGTCTTACCATAGTATCCATAATCACCAGAAGACCAAGCATAATAGTTGTTACTGAATACTCTTAC